TTGTTCGGCATGGAGTATGATCGTTATGAAGGCGAACATGCTGAAATCTTTGACACAGAAACTTCAGATCGTGCGTTTGAAGAAGAAGTAATGCTCGTTGGATTTGGGAATGCTCCCACAAAATCCGAAGGTGCAGGCGTTTCTTTTGATAATGCAAATGAAGCCTACACCGCTCGTTATTCACACGAGACTGTAGCGCTTGCATTCGCACTTACTGAGGAAGCAATCGAAGACAATCTTTATGATCGTCTTGGTGCGCGTTACACGAAAGCACTGGCCCGTTCTATGGCTCACACAAAGCAAGTAAAAGCTGCATCAGTATTGAACAATGCGTTCAATTCTAGCTTTACTGGCGGCGATGGCGTAGAACTTTGCTCGGCAGTTCACCCACTTTCAGGTGGTGGTACTTTCCGCAATGAGCCGTCAACAGCAGCAGACCTCAACGAAACTTCGTTGGAAAATGCTCTAATTGACATCTCAACATTTGTGGATGAGCGAAATATGATCATTGCTCTTCGTGGGACTAAGATGATTATTCCACCACAACTGCAATTTATTGCGGATCGTTTGTTGGAATCAACTCTTCGTCCGGGTACATCAGACAATGATATAAACGCAACTAAAAACATGGGTATGGTTCCAGAGGGTTACACTGTTAACCACTTCTTGACTGACCCTGATGCGTTTTTCCTCAAGACTGATGCTCCTAACGGCTTCAAACATTTTGAGCGCTCACCTATGCGCACAAACATGGAAGCTGATTTCGACACAGGCAACATGCGCTTTAAAGCTCGTGAGCGCTATAGCTTTGGCTTTAGTGACCCACGCGCTGTATTCGGTTCGCCCGGTGCATAAAGTTAGGTACCTCTTGTAGCCACCCTACAAGACTAAATACCTAAGTTAGAGGCGGTCTTCGGATCGCCTCTTTCTTTTTGTAAAAACATAATGTATTGTTTGACTATCCCTGACAGTCGCATTGGGCGGCTGACTTAACCCTGACAGGAGATTCTCATGGGTAATTCTACATTTAGCGGTCCAGTACGCTCGGAAAATGGCTTTCAAGTTGTTTCCAGAAACGCCACCACAGGCGCAATCACAACTGTAGCAGATACAGCCTCAACAGGCATTGTTACTAACAAATTCGTAAAGCACGTTGGCTTTGCCACTGGAGTTACAGTAAACACAACAGCGGGTGATAGCCCGACTATCGGTGAGTTTACACAACCAGCGAACACAATCATCACTGACATTAAGATTTTTTGTGACGTTGCTCCAATTATCGGAGAAGGTGACATTGGTTACGAAGTTGGTACATCTTCTTCTGGCGCACAAATTGTTGCGGCTCAGACAGACGAAATACTGGATGCTGGTACAACCGTTGTTGTACACAACGTAACGGTGACTGCATTAGTTCTTCAGACGCAGGATGGCACAACAGCCCCAGCTTCCGTTCAATATACAGACACCGCAAGAACTATTTTCTGCAACATCACTAATACAGTTGATGCTACAACAGCAGGATCGTTCACGTTCATCATTGAGTACGTTCAAATTGCGTAATTAATCTGGTGGGGCTAACGCCCCGCCTATATTTTATAGGAGATTAATATGGCGGATGCTGTAACCTCACAAACGCTGATCGACGGCGGTAAACAGGTCGTTATGAAGTTCACTAACGTTTCTGACGGGACCGGAGAGTCCGCCGTCACAAAGGTTGATGTTTCTGCTTTGGAACCCAGTGTAGATGGTGACGCTTGTACGGGCGTTGTGATTGAACGTATTTGGTGGCAGTGCATCGGTATGAAAGTTCAGATTTTTTGGGATGCGACTACGAACGCATTTTGCATTGAGCTTGGCGAAAACCAGAGCGGCTCTCACGACTATACCGTTTTTGGTGGTTTAACCAACAACTCAGGAAGTGGCAAAACCGGGGACCTTGCTTTTACAACAATAGGTCATACAGGCGCAGACACATATACAATCATTTTGTATATGCGTAAAAAGTATGGCTAAACCTAGTAAAAAAGCCAGCAAAGGTGAAATGCCTGCGCGAAATAAAAAGAATTTTCGGCCTACTAAAAAAGGCGCGGGAATGACCGCAGAGGGCGTTAAAGCTTACCGAAGAAAAAACCCCGGATCCAAGTTAAAAACGGCGGTTACTGGAAAAGTTAAAAAAGGCAGCGTGGCAGCAAAGCGTCGTAAGTCTTATTGCGCTCGTTCTTTGGGTCAGATGAAGAAGTTTCCAAAAGCGGCAAAGGATCCTAACAGTCGTTTGCGTCAAGCTCGTAAAAGATGGAAGTGTTAAAATGGCAATAAGTCGTAGTCAAATGAACAAACAAATCACTACCTCACCTCGCAAAAAAGACGCTATGCCTAGAGGTTTAAGCTACTTTAAAAGAGGTGGAGAAGCTTCTCCAAAAAGCAAGGGCAGTAAGATATGTCCTTCTGGAAAAGCATGGGCCAAGCGAACATTCGACACATATCCCAGTGCTTATGCAAACATGGCAGCGTCTAAGTATTGTAAAGACCCCAATTATGCCAAGAAAAGTAAAAGGAAAAAGGGATGACGCTAAGTAAAGGTAACAAGAGAAAAGTTAAATGGGCGAGCTAAAGAAATGGCGCGACCAAAACTGGGTTAGAATAGGATCTGACGGTTCCATAAAGGGGCCTTGTGGCACTTCTAAAAACAAGAAAAAACCTGACCGCTGCTTGCCTGAAAGCAAAGCCCGTTCTCTTACTAAAGAACAGCGCCGCGCCACTGCCGCAAAAAAGAAACGTGCGGGAGCTAAAGGTCAAAAAGTTGTAAAAAATACAAAAGCTGCTACCGTTACAAATATGTATACAGGAGGTGAGGTTTCTACAACAAAAGCAAAGAGACCTTTTAGAGGCAACAAAGTAGCCGGAACTGTGGTAGCACGGGGTTGCGGAAAGGTTTTAAGCAATAGACGCAAAAAAACAAAAGGATCAGTAGCATGAAAAAAATGAAGAAAAAAGGTTACGCTAAAGGTGGCGTTGCTAAAAAGAAAATGGGCGGCGCTATGAAGAAAAAAGGCTTCGCTAAAGGTGGTGTTGCTAAAAGAAGCATGGGCGGCGCTATGATGAAGAAAAAAGGCTACGCTAAAGGTGGCGCTGCTAAAATGAAACGCGGCGGCGCGGCTAAGAAAAAGTAATTAAGTGCCTTTTTTGCAAAGCAATATACCACACTTTAAGTGTTGGGTTCGTCGTGAGTATACGGTCAACCATGAGCGTTACCACGGCGAATTTCTGCATGCTATGGCAATTGCTGTAACCACAATGCCCAACCGTTGTTTGAGCTTTCAGATAATCTTTACGGGTTGTGAGGCTGATGAGGACGGTGACGAAAACGTTCATGGCGGTGCAATGTGGGCTAGAATGCCGATAACTGCTTTGGTTGCTGACGAGCCTTTAGAAGATTGGCCCGTTCCAATGGCGGTACACAACGCACAACCTTGGGACTGTCCGTCTCATACTCATGCGGTATATACTTTGGACAGAGCTACGCCTTGCCCTTGGATGGCAAAGATAGACGGCAAACTCTTTCCAGCTAAGTATATGTTTACTGTTGATTACACTGACACAGATGTTGCGGATGATCCGGCTCAACATAAGCAAGCGCATGTTATGCAGCTTTTAGAAGCGGGTGAATGGACGGGTAATATTGTTGCGTTGCCTAACAACAGGGTGCGAGTAACTCATCCTGCTTGGTTTGAAACTGGAGAAGGCGCTCCTGACTTCAAGCCCTCTCAGCATGTACATTATTCTAAATCTGATTTAGACTATACATTAGATGTAAACCAAATATTCGACAACATTTACAACGAGGAATGATATGGCAGTTTCTAGCAGCGTAGATTTTGAACTTGATGTAGCAGAATATATTGAAGAAGCTTTTGAGCGTTGCGGCTTAGATGTTCGTACTGGTTATGATCTTAAATCAGCAAAACGTTCTTTAAATCTTATGCTGGCTGAATGGGCAAACCGCGGTTTAAACCAGTGGACTATTGCCCAGCGCACTCTTTCTATGGTTGAAAGCACTGGGGCCTATTCTCTAGGCGCGGATGTAATTGATATTCTTTCTATAGTAGTCCAGAGGGACGGAACGGATTATTCTTTGTCTAGGTTGAGCCGAGATGACTATCTCAGTATTCCTAACAAAACCACTGAAAGCCGTCCAAACCAGTTCTTTTTAGATCGCCAAGTTACTCCTAGTTTAAAGGTTTGGCCTGTTCCAGAGAACAGCACTGACGTTATTTACTATAACGCCCTTACCCGCATGGACGACGCAGATACCTTTATAAACACTATGGACATGCCGTTTAGGTTTTATCCATGTTTAGCGGCAGGATTAGCTTATTACATTGCAGTAAAGCGAGCCCCTAATCGTGTTCAAATGTTAAAAGCTATGTATGAAGAAGAGTTTGAACGCGCTATGACTGAAGATCGTGACCGGGCATCGTTTAACGTTGTTCCAAAATATGATTATTACAGGGTGGGTTGATGAGCAAATTTGCAACAGGTCGAAACTCTTATGCCATCTCTGATCGATCCGGCTTCCGGTATCGGTATAGAGACATGCGTAAAGAGTGGAACGGCATGCTTGTTGGTCGCGATGAGTTTGAGGCTAAACAGCCCCAACTGGGTCCCTTTCGTAAAGTAAACGATCCTGAAGCTTTAAAAGATGCGCGTCCTGATATAAAAGAAAATTTAGATGTTTATGTTGGGATTCCCTTAGTAGAAGAACCGCAGCCTAGACCAACACGGGTTTTTGGTTTTGTAGGAGATGTTACGGTGGTTATATCATGAGCTATACTTACACTACATTAAAACAGGCAATAATTGATTACACTGAAAACAACGAGACAACGTTTGTAAGTAATCTTCCTGTTTTTATTAAAAACACAGAAGAACGTATTTTAAAGAACGTTCAGCTAAGTTTGTTTCAAAAGAACGACTCTGGTTCAATGTCTGCTTCTAATAAGTTTTTAAGAGTTCCAAGCGATTTTCTAGCTCCGTTTGCTTTGTCTTTTACTAACAGTTCCGGCGAAGTGGTTTTTTTAGATTTTAAAGATTCAA